ATTTGCTAGTAATTCAGCCAAAGCCTCAGCAACTAATTCACGCACCTGCTGATAAGCCATATTTCCACCAGCGGCTTGAGCTTCGATAACCTGAAGCTTTGCTTGTGCTTCAGCGGTCTTCAACTGAGACTGAACAATATCAGCTTGAGCCTTCTCTTCAGTTGCCTTGGCCTTCGCCATATCAGCCTGAGCTTCAGCAGTACGAGCTTCAAACTCAGCCATTTGAACCTGTTGCTCTGGTGTTGGGCCTTCTGGCTCTTCAGGCATATCCTCAGCCAGCTTCTCGCGTTCTTCACTGCTCAGCACGTTAGGCGGCACAATCTTCTTCAGGCGCTCAGCAATGGTGTCAGCCCCCGGCCAATCCATGTTTTGAGCAATCAGATCAGCCATTACAGCAGCAGCAGCAGGCACGGCTTGAGCAAACTGAATCATTGCTTCGGCAGCTTCGGCGCGTTGGGTAGAGAATGCCGGGCCAGTAGTCACAACAACATCATACTTGGCAACGCTCAGATCATTGATAGTTACCCACTCTTTAGTTTGCTTATCAAAGATCTGCTCATTAAGCTTCACATAGTCTTCAGTTTCATCAGGGAACTTCAGACGAACAACGCGCTCTGTGTCGTAAACCTTCGGGATCATTTCAACCAGAATCTTACCAACACGGCGAATTGATTTAGTCAGGTTGTCGATAAAGGCAAAGGAGCCGCGATCACCTTGACGCTGTCTTGCGATAATTGCCCGGCCTGAAGTTTCTGGCCCTGCTGCACCAATGGAAGCATCAAAGATACCAAGCGTTGATTTGATCTTGTCGGTTGAGTTCATGCCAAGGGTAATCTCAGCAGCCGGAACCATAGCAGGCTGATCGCGTCTTGGGCCGGGGTCGCCTTGGAATTGAGGCACATAGGTAAGCATTGCCCGATTAGTGGTGTTGGCTGTCTCCCATTCGTTCTCACGGCCTTCAACATGACCTTCAGCACCAATAAACGGCGCTTTAGGTGCAAGAGCAACCGATTCAGTTGCGGCACTATCCCAATAGTTAGCCATGCGCTGAGCGTCTTTACTGTGACGAATGATAGAGCGGAAGATAATCTTCTTCTTGATAACCAGAGATTTACCCCAGACTGGCACAACCGGGATAGTTGAACACGGGATCTCAACTGGGCCTTCAAGAACATCACACCCGGTAATGTTGCGCCAGAACACTTTGAAGGTCTTCACCTTGCGAGTACGAACAATGTTGATACCAGCGGCAAGCAACTCATCAACAATAGGCTCAAGCTCATCCATGTAAACAGAACGGCCATCACTAAGAAGCGCCACTTCCTTCACGCAAGGCTCACGGGTGAAATACTCACTCACCTTAACAGTGTTGTCAGAGTACCAAGAACCCATATCATCAACTGAGTCAGAGTTAACCGGGTCAGTGTTGGCTTCTGGATACATTGCCTTGAATGCTTCCTTCTCCATAGTGTCATCAATCAAGCACCAATTCATATCAGAGCGATCACGCTCCTTGGCGTTGGGATCGATGGTCACAGCAAACTGGTTTTCAATGTGGTCAATGATCAGGTCTTGCTCAAAGGTTTCATCTGTCAGGTAGTCAGAGCGAACACGCAAGAAACCCATACCTGACTCAACAGCAGACTGAAAAGCAATGTCATAGCTTGTCTCAGCATCACAGTTGTACTCGATGTTCTTAATAACACCAGTGAACACCTCAGCAAGCTCATAGTCTTGATTACCTGAAAGGCTGCTTATCTTCAGTGACTCACCAACACCTTCGGCAACTGGCGTTCTCACCATATCAACCGGGCTTACCTTAATACTTGGACGGTTCTGGCGCTGATCACCAAGAATCTGATCCACAAATGTAGGCAGTACGTTATTAACCAGACAAGGGCGCTGCTCAAGCTCTCGCTCAGTACGCACCTGAGAAGGCCATTGCTCCCCGGCCAAGAATTTCAGATCATCCTCAGCCGCTTCCCAATTATCTTTCCAGTAGCTTGCACCTTCACGGGCTCGCTTACGCGCTGTTTGAAGTAACCCGTCATCAGACTTGTCACCTTTTTGTTTTTGAGGCTTTACAGGCTTAGCGTAAAGCTTCTCTATCTTTGACTTAGCCATTAGCAAGCCTCCATTTCATTAAGCATTTTTCAGAACAGTATTTGCGAGAATGTTCCTGAATAAGACGTTCTTTAGGCCGACTCACGTTAACCTTGCAGCACTCACACTTAAACTTAACCTTCTTCGCTTTCATACTCTTCCCAAATAAAGTTTCTGATCTCTTCTTTCAGCTCAAGCATGGTATTCACATAAACCAGCTTGGTGCTTTCGCCATCATATAGGCGGTATTCAGTGGCAAGATGGTAAACGCTCCACCTAAGCCGATTAAATGATACACCTGCAATCTCACCATAAGTACGCATTAGCCACCCATCCAGCCACCAGAGGCAGCGCGTTGAGGTCTTGGTCGTGGCTTCTGAGGCTTAACCTTCTCTTTGTAGTGAAGGCCCATTTGCTGGAGCGCGTCAGTGTAGTCAGTGGCCCACTTAGGGCAAACATCATCCTTGAAGCGTTCATTGTCGTGATCCCACTCACGGCGCAATGCCTTCAGTGCTTTCCAGCCTGTCTTACCTGCATTATCGCCATGCTCGCCGTTAATGTCCTTGTCACAGCGTACCTTATCAATCCAAATGCGCGGGAATAGCTGCTTGAGGGCATTGATTGAGTCACGCTTATTCTTGCAACGCTCAACCAACTTAAACTTGATACCCATATCCTTAGCCTCATCAATACGGCTTCGCTTGGTGAGCAGGTTGCGAACTGCAAGATCGTGAGGGCCAAGGTGCTCTTCGTATCGAATGCCATACTTGTCAGCAAAGTCAGTTAGCCAGTTAATGTAATGGGCCATACCTTCATCACGGTTGCCATAGCAGGCGATAAGGCGAAGCTCTTTCTGGTGAGGCTGCATGAGCCAAACTGTCATGTGATCGTTAAGGCCCAAGTCCCAATAAGTGAATACAGGCAAGTGCTTCTCAACTGGGATATGGCAAAGGCGACCATCTTCAATAAGAGTCTCGATCTCTTTCTTGTAGACAACACCCTCTTGAAGTGCGTCATCTGGTGCTTGTTGGTATTGTGCGCTGAACATATAGTTATCTGCCTTCTCCATAGCAAGCAGGGTTTCAGTTGGCTCCTTATCCGGCCAGTAGCTCACCCTCTTACCATTAAAGCCCGTATCACGAATACAGGCGGCTTTCATGTCATCTGGCAGTGTCTCAAGGTATTCGCGGTCAATCAGAGCAGGAACCTTGAACATCTGGTATTTGTCCGGGGTCTTCTCGCTGTTCAAGAAGTCGGTGCTGTCACCTTTTGCTATTCGCTGCTGAACCATGATGATCGGCACATCGTCATGAGCAAGACGCGAGCGAACAACCCGATTTAGCTTCTTGTTGGCCTTATCCATCAACTTGCCGCTATCACCATCTTTAGGTGGTAACGGATCATCAAGCACCAAAGCCCCGGTAAAACAGTTCTCAATCATGTAACCAGCACGGCGACCAGTTACCTGACCATTGATAGATGTACCATAAAGGCGGTGGCGATTGCCGTTCTGGTCGTAGTACATCCAGTTGTGCTTTGCTTTAGTGGTCTTTGCCTGAGTCATCGGCCAGAGCGTCTGAAACTCTTCTGAGTCAATGATCTCTTTAACCCTTGTGGCGTTCTCAACAACCAAGTCATCAGAATAGGAAAGCGGAAGCCAGCGCGAGCTTCTTGGTTCTTCATCGGTAATGCACTTGATAATGCACCACACAGGCCAGTGAATTGACCAGATCTCTGTTTTGGTTGAGCCCGGCGATACGTTGACAATGCCGCGCTTAATCTTGCCGTGGTAAACACCCTCAGCAAGTTTGCATTCATAGGTATGATGCCAGTTCTTTTTAAACTTCTGGCCTTGGAGCAACTGGAAGAAGATACGCATGAAAGCCTCAAACGAAGCTTCACTTGCCACCTTGACGGCAACCTTCTCAGCATCCGTCATATTCTCCCACTGCATGATCTCGCTCATTGCTCACCTTCCGTGAACGCTTCGAGCACGAACCGTGTACGCATCGTTAAAGCTTCTCCATTAAGCCAGCTAGAGCAGACGCAACTTCAGGCGCATTAACATCAGCGTTGATTGCTAACGCCTGACCATCCTTACCAGTAAGCTCAGTCTTCTTCGGCGCATTCCATCCCTGCATATCAGAAAGTAGCTTGATAGAACCGTTGGCATCGTAAAGCTCAATCTTTGGCCCGGTTTTTGTGAAGGTTACTGACTTGATGCAAGCTGCCACATCAGGATCAATATCCTCAGCGTTCTTCATTTCCCAAACGGTATTAAGAATGATCTTGTCATCTGGCCCTTTGAGCTCAACCAGCTTGAATGTGCAAATGTCGGTTATCTTGATTCGTGCTGACTTGCTCAGGCGCTCTAATGCTTCCTCTCTGGTCATTACCGCGCTTGTAGCTGCTGAGTTGAGTAAAGACTCATAGAAAGCCTTTACCTTACGATGAGTTAGGATCTGACTTGCTGACTGGTCTTGTGCGTTTGCCGTCTTTGCTTTTCCTCCTGCATGAAGATAAGCCTCTCTCTGGCTCATGTTGCTACTTACAAGAGTTATGACGTACTTACGCTGAAGCGGAGTTAACTGAGTTGCTAACTCCAACTGTTCAGGTGTGAGTTGAATTGGTTTGCGTTCACCCATCAATAACCTTTCTTGCCTTTCTTTTTAGACTTCCCGGCCATTGAGTAAGCGATAGCGACAGCCTGATTAACAGGCTTGCCAGCTTTCACTTCAGTTCGGATGTTTTCGGCAATGATGTTTTTGCCTTTACCTTTCTTCAATGGCATGACGGCTTACTCGTTTGAAATGTCGATAACCAACTGAATATCTGTCGGATCAGTGCTGGTATTGGTTATGCGGATCAAGTAGCACGTATCAGCCAAGAAAACGAAGTCATCGCTTATGATTTCTTCGTTGAGATAGTAGTTGTTGTTACGGAAGATTTGAGCTACCAACTTTAACGGCACACCGGAAAGCGATTGGCCGTCATTGGTAATTGTTGGGTTTTTAGTTGTTTCTGAACCCGGCTTGCTATCTGCGGCTGAATTGCGTGGAATTGCAATTATCTCTGTTCCAGTCCCTTCGGTGAACTGGGTTCCGGCAAAAGCCTCCCACTCTAACTCTTCAACATTTGCCTCTACACCAATCGCTTCAACAATTACATTCTTGTCGCCAACACAGATAAGCACGTTTTCACTTGCGCCAGCGGCCAAAGCGGTGATTGTATCCAAATAGATGAAACGCTTACCTTCACGCCAGCGAGCTTCACGGATTGTCTCAACTGTTATCGCCATCGTCTTGCTCCTTCTTCTTAGCCATGCGAGCAGAGTTATCAACTGGCGGCTCACTGACTATGCGGTTAAGGGTTGTCTGGTTTTTTTTTAGGATTTCGCCAATAAGATAAAGGGATCTGGTTCCGTTGTGGGCGCAGATCCCTGTTATCGCGGCGGTAAGTAGAAAATCAAGCTCATAGTATTGGCAGGTCATGGCGGCAATGATGCCAACAAAGCCACTCACACAAGTTTCAGACAACCAGCCAAAGAATGTTGGCTCCCTGCCGTTGAGTGAGGTTAGATACCGGGCAGTGCCAGCCCAAAAGCTGACTATCAATATCCATAAGTAACCTAGCACCCCATACTCTTGCAGGCGTTGTATAAAACTGAGCGTGTCGTTCGGCATTTTCTTATCCATTTTCCATTTTAATTTAGTCTTGACTTTTTCATAATTATATCATCTAAGCGAGATAAGTCTCTATTTTTCCCTACTTACGCGCTTAACCTTTTCAAATGAACGCATACCACCCAAACCCAACATTCCAAGTAATACCGGGTACAAGAGATCAGACTTAATCTCTGGAACCGTAAGCCAAATATCAAGGAATGGGGCGAGTATCACGTTATAGAGAAGGCCAAGGCCACACACCCAACCAATGAACGGCCTCCACCCGGCAACGAATATCGACTTGTGAGCGGCTTCCACCTTGTTGAGTTCTATCTGGGCAACCAGAAGCTTCACTTCAGCGTTAAGCTGTTCAAGCTCACCCTTCTGAGCTAACTCTTGAAGCTTGCGCTGTTCTTCAGCCTGCTTAACCGGGTCAGGCCATATCTTGTTGATAACGGATGTGCCAAGCTCCAAGGCGGCACTTATCGGATCGAAGCTCATGTGATTATCTCCATGTGAGGGAAGTCCCAACCGTTGAAAGTGGCGCTGCCAAACTGACCACCCCAATACAGTTGAATGCTAATATGGCCCTGCTCGCGTAATCGCTTAGCTGTTGCCATGATCACCCCGGCCACCATAGACAAGTGGTGTCGCTCCCAACTTGCTGAGCCATCAACAAAGGCGTAGAAGTCCAAGGCCCGGCCATAGTCTTCACCCGGCTTAATCTGGTGGCGACTTAACTTGTCATAGCCATCACACTTTGACTTACCATCTTTGAAGAGTTCGTTTTGTCGCTCTGCTGTACGAACACCACCATCACCTGGAACGCCGAAGTCAATCGGGCTATCCTTGAGCGCGGCCTTGAATACCTGAATAAGATCAGGGTGAACACCTTCCATGCGCTGAAGGCTTCGCTTGCTGAATTTGTAACTCATAATTACCTCTTTGATAAACGACAAAAGGCGCAATTAAGCGCCCTTCAGGATCGGCATTTCTGCCATTACAGCCGTGCTATAGATCTTGAGGTCGTAACCATCCTCAAGAGCCTGAGCCTTGGCTATATCTTCTGCTGTTTTATAGTTGCCCGTATCAACCA